ACACAAAGATTCCCGTGTTTTAACTGACTAATAACCATGTCTGAGGAAAACTACCGAGAGATCGCCCTAGCCTTTTTAGACGAGTCTGCAGACTCTGGTACTATTTCAACCTGGGTTAATGACTTTGCCTACCAAGGATTTGACCCAAAGCGCATAGTCCAGTTGGTGAAGGAGAGAGGTACTGCCAAGGGGAGAGACTGGAAAAAGGATGTGAAAATGATGATCGTTCTGAATCTGGTCAGAGGCAACAAGCCAGAGAGCATGATGAAGAAGATGTCTGAGAAAGGTGCTGCAATTGTTGCTCAGTTGATTGCTGCATACCAGCTGAAGGAGGGCAACCCAGGAAGGGACACAATCACTCTTTCCAGAGTGTCTGCTGCTTTTGTCCCTTGGACTGTGCAAGCTCTTAGGTCTTTGTCTGACTCATTGCCAGTGACTGGGACTACCATGGATAGCATTGCTGGGGTCACTTATCCCAGGTGCATGATGCATCCTAGCTTTGCTGGGATTATTGACCTTGACTTGCCAAATGACACTGGGGCCATGCTTGCTGATGCTCATGGTTTGTTCATGCTAGAGTTTTCAAAGACAATAAACCCATCTTTGAGAACTAAGCAGGCCAATGAGATTGCTGCTACCTTTGAGAAACCGAACATGGCTGCCATGAATGGCAGATTCTTCACAAGGGAGGATAAGAAGAAGCTGCTCATCGCTATTGGGGTCTTGAATGAAGACCTGATCCCTGTGTCTGCCATTGCTAAATGCGCAGAGAAGTACAGGGCCAAGGTTGGAAAGATGTGAGCTGCCTAGGGTGGGGATAGGGGATTCTGGGTGTGGGATTTGTGGGTTTATGGGGTAAACAAGGGTGAGGGTTTGGGATTTAATTGAGGGGTGGGTAATCAGGGGAAACTGGCAGCATCAGAGCGTGCTTTTTGGATCTTCTCTTACTCTCTTCTCTCACCAATTCGTAGGCTTCTTTAGCAGTGGGCCAGTCCCTTGTCCAGCTGGTTGATAGTGCACATGATCTGAATTCCAAGTCTATAGCCATAAAGTACTCAAATGAGTCAAAGCAGCTCATGGTCTGAAGTGTATTCACTTCAGACTTCTCTTGTTTTGGCTTGCATTTTACATAGTATGGAGATAGTGATTGGTATATTAGCTTGCATGTATCTAATCTGTCAGTCTTGCCTTTCCTAAATGCAAGTCTTGCCACTCTAGCACATTGAACAATACAAATGTCCTCAATGAGATCTGCACCAGTCAGGTCATAACATGTCAATCCATATTTTGAGCCCTCCAAAAGAACCTTCCTGTAAATGATCTTTATTTGAGCCTCTATGTCAGCACTCATTAAGCCGGATGCCTTGATAAATAGTTTAAGCATTTTGTTTGTGACATAAGTGTAGGCATCAGACAGGAAGACATGATCTGCATAATAGAACTCAATGAACTCTAGTGATGCAAGACCAGTTGGCCATCTGAGAGCGCTTATGAGAAAGTCCTTGTTGTATCTTTTAATTTGATGTGTAGACTCACTGAATAGCTCAAGCATTATCTGATTATAAAGTGTTGTGCTAGTGGCTGTTATCATAATTCTGCTCAGCATGGCCGGAAATTCACCTTTTGACAAGTAATGATTCAGAGTAGGTCTTGAATCATATTTAACTTTGTTTTGTGAGACAGTGAATGGCATGTCACTTCCATACAAGCTGAAAGGGTAGGATAGTCCTCTAAAATCGACATCTGCATCCACATAAAACCTCCTGTTTGTTCTCTTCCTGTTAGACTTTTGCTTGAGGAAGAAAATACGTGATATCATGGCTAATTGGTATTAGCTTTTGTGTTATCGCAGTACAGGAGGCCTTTGTGT